GGGACCTTTGGCATATAATAAGTATTTTGATTCATATAACTATTAGAATCTGGAGATATTGAGATAGACTCAAATGATATAGAATCAAATGAATGTTCATTTCTTTCTTCATTAAAGTTATTCCAATATGTTATCTTAGCTCCACTTTTAGCTTTATTTAATGCAAAAGGTTTAAATTTACTCCAATTTTCATCACCATAAGTATCAATAAACATTCCATCATAAGTAGATAATCCAGCCACATCATTCCAGTCGCCTTCTATAACAGTAACATTTGATTTTCCTTCTGCCCATATATTTAATTTTTCAAGAATCATTGGGTGTATTTCTATTATTGTATGAGAATTAACACCCTGTGCTTGTATATAATCAGCACAAATTCCCATACCAAATCCTATTTCTAATATATCACCTTTATTATGACATATAAATTCTGCAGCTTTCTCCATTATAGGTGTTTCCCAATCCATCATTATTTCTGCTTGATTAACATCAACTATCTTGCTATCAAAAAACTCTAATGTATCATCTTTAAAAGCCATTAAAATTGAAAATCCAATGTTGCTACGCCATAAGCTATTTCATTGTCAGCATCCCAGTAGAATGATAATATATCAACATGATTAGCATCTGTTGTTAATGTTGGAGCAGAACCACCTGCCCATACTACTGAATTTACTCCATCGGCTGATGACTCATCAAATTCATAAACTCTATAGTTTGTAATAGTTCTGCTGCCTGTACCATCTTGCTTTATAAGTAATACAAAATTCCCTGAAACTAAAGGAAAATAAAAATTTAGATTTGTTATACTTCCACTTCCAAATGTTAAGTTCTGTTTATTAGAATGCCTAAAATCAACTAAGGTATTAGTTGCATCATAAGTAGGTTCTAATTGTGTAAACCCTGCACAAGTATCTTTAAAATATGTGGTATTACCATCAGCACCATATTCAAATAATTCTAGTAAAATATCTCCACCAACAATATGCCTAACATTATCTGCCGATGCTTCATATATATAAGTATCTCCACCACCATCAAAGTACAATCCATCAGTTGCATTTATAATTGTCTTTTGACTTGCAGGGTCTAGTACTAAATCACCATCAGGAGCAAGTGTTAAATGACCATTAGTACCATCTGAATCTGCTGTTGCTATTGTTGTGGTCCCGTCTCCTCCAACAGTCAAAGTACATAAATCATCATCATCACCACCTCTATAAAATTTTGTTATACCACTATTAGGGTCTAATATTATATCTCCATCAGCATCTAAAACTAAATGTGCAGCTGCAGCAGCATTATCTGTTGTTGATATAGTAGTTTTTCCATGTGCTATAGTTGAAATTTGAAAAAAATCTCCTGAATCTAGAGGATTATACATAAGCAGCTGACTAGCTCCAACTGGAAATGTAAATTTAGCACGATTAGTCGTTGCTCCTTGTTGAAAATAGATATTTGTAACAGCATCTAAAATTATATCGTTTGAACAATCTATCGTAAAATCTCCACCAGCAGCTAAATTAAAAGCAGTACTTTTAGTGCCATAACTTAATTTCAATAAATCTGTTTGCGCAGATGTTTGCCAATTATCATCATAATCTGAGTTATATTTAATCTCAAGTGTTGAACTATCATATAATAATGTAGGCTCTGCATCTAAATTACCGATTGATTCACCAACTGTTAATAATTGATTTTCAGCTGTACTACTAATATTATCGTGAGAATCATTCTCAGAATAATACCAAGTACCACCTCCAGCTTCACAAGATTCTTTATCTGTATACTGGCCTAAGCTACAATGTGCTGTTTTGTAATTAATAGATTCAAATATATTTAAATCATCAATAATTTCTTTATTTGTTCTATACTTAATAAGACCAAAATCATTAACAAGTATTTGATTTGTATTATTATCTGCGTTGATTAATTTATTTATAGATAGTGAATTTGTTTTTAAGTTCGATATTGATATATCTTCATACTTCCTTAATTCTTGCATTTTATTTGCAACATACCACATACCACCAGCTTTAGTACATAGAAAAACACCTTTACCTGATATTCTGGAAATAACAATATCTCCTTCTTTACCAAAAGTATTTGTAGGAAAGGTGTTCAGTACTTTTGTTCTTGAACCCTTTATATGGAGCAAATTAGCCATTATTTAATATTTTTAGTTCTATATACTATTGATATATCATTTACTTCAAAATCAACATTTATGCTAGATGAAGCTCCTAATCTTAATTGAAGTGAATATATATTATTTACTTCACTTGGTGTATCAAATTTAAGTTCAGCTGTTTTCCATACATCTCCTGTACTTAGTAATCCATTTGAGGCATGATAGCATGCAGTATCTGCTGTACCTGCAAATTTACTTGTAGAAGCATCAAAATCAATTGGAGAGCCATCAAAATTTTTCAATCCATTCACTTGAGCTTTAACTAAAACTTTTGAATCAGCACTGCATTTATATGTAATGTAAACTTTATGTATTTTTTTACGTGCAGAAATATCTCCAAAAGTAAAATCTTTTGATGTCCAGAAAAATGTTTTAAGAGCAGTTCCGCCAGATGGATTAACACTTGTTGGTCCATGACTCCATTTCTTTATACCATCATAAGCATCTGCCTGTCCTCTGTAGTATATAACATCCCCATTTGAATCACTTATCATATTAGATGTTTTTCCTGTAACTGCCTGAGCTGTATCCCCTATAATGCTTCTTACATTATATGACCAAGATTTTGTTGCAAAATGATATGAAGCTGAATCTGGAGTCACACCACTTCCAGGATAATTTTCAGCTGACCATTTCAATATAATTGAATCTCTTACTTCTAAGTAAGCCAAGGTTGGCATATTGGATAATGTAGATGCGCTTGCTAGCCAATAGTTTGTTCCTACTGAATCATATTCTGTTGTTGGTGCGATAACTTTGTCAATTAAATTAGTAAGTTTATTACCATCATATAAATAACATCCAGTTTTATTTGCCCAACATATACCATAAGGAGTTGTTGTAACTGATGCTTGTAAATTTACTCCAACATTATCAAATGTTTCTTCTAAAAATTCATAATCTCCTGATGTATTTATAACAAATACTTTTCTTTTCTTAAATTGAAGCAATTTATCTTGATAATATGCTAAAGCTGTTATTTCATCTCCATCATTAATTGCAACATCAATAAAATTTGATGCTGGTAGTAAGTTATATTTACCTATAGGAGATTTTAACATTCTGTCTCCATATATTTTGCCATTTTGATATATATTTCCAGCATATAATCTATTATTTACAATAACAGATGTCTTATATCTTGCTATTAAATTTGAATCTTTTGTAGCATCTTCTTGAGAAACCATAGTCTCAGATTCATAACTATTTATTTCATTAAAATCTTTAAAATGCTCTCTTTCTAAATACCATGATGTAACTCCATCAGCTCTACTATAATTTGCTATTGCTGTTTTATTTGATGTTGATGAATATAATTTTTTAGTATTATGGTCAATATAAAATTGTAAATAATATATATCTGTTAATGAATCTTTCATATAAAATTTTGTTTTAATAATATAAGGGTCTTTATATTGTTTATCTCCTAATTTTACATGGATATTAGGACATTGTCCTATAGGTATCTCTAAAGCATCATCACTCGAACCTATTTCAGCAAATGATTCAGTTAAAGAGGATTCTTCATTAAATATATTAACAGATGTAGTAGCTACTTTAAAAGTTCTTCCTCCCCATCCTGTTGTAGATACATTCCCTGGAGTACCAAATTCAAATTCTGCCTGAGCACTAGCACCATTAGATATTCTTGTCTCAATTGTATTCTCTTCTGAGTTATCATTATAAAGCCTAATATCAATAGCAGATATTTTGAATGTAGTATAAGCAGACATCCAATGATATTGATATTCTGGGCCACCTAGATAGCAGCTACTTTCATCTCTATCCCAAAAACTTTTATTATCTTCTGTAAATCGTCCATTATTCCAATAGCCAGACCCAAGAGTTGCATTAAAAGCAGTCAACCATTTACCATCATTATAACCCCACTCTAGAGGCAAATTATTTATATCTCCAGAATAAGTATCAGTTATTGAAAGTAAAATTATATCATCTTTATGTATTTGGCCAGGAGTAAAATTTAAAGTCATATCAATTGAATAATTATTTATACAAGGATATCCCGAAGCATTAGTGCCTTCTCCTCCAGTATATCCAACAATATATCCATTCTTACAAAGGTCTTGAGGAGAACCTTGATAATCATAAATATTAAATGTCCAACTATCTCTAACTTCATCAGATAAAACTCCTACATTTTCTTGAGCTAATACAGTTGACATTGGTATAACATCTCCAGCTATTAACGCTTGCTTAACATCTGAGACAGCATCACTTGGAAAGCCAACTTTCACTACTACGGGAACAGGAGGATGTGCTGCATGGGACCAAAATTGACCCCCTTGCTGTATATGATTAAATATAAGTCTTATAGAAGCAATACTTTTAGTATCGTTTGGAGCATTTTCATTTAAAGTATATTCAGAATATTCTAAGTCAGAGCCTTTTATAATAAACTGAACAGGTTGGCGAGCTCTAACGCCTATATCTACATTCTGCCCATTTCCATCATGGTAAACATTTTTGTAATCTTGGCCACTCCTCCATCCTCTATTAGATAATGTAATATCTCCTTTATGGCCTAAATAATAAGTTCCTCCAGGTTCAATATTATCAGAAAACCAAGGCTTTGTTGTGTCAAACATATACCTGGTAGTAGCATCAACATGCCAACTATTATAATTCTCTGCAGGTCCAGACCTGCCTTCTCCATTTCCTTTTATTTGTTTAGGGTCTTGAGTTACATAACCAATAACTGTTCCCCATATATCTCCATCGCTTAATGACCCTTCATTAACTGCGTGTTCTCTTTGACTTTTATGTCTTAAAACAAGTCCATTATATTTACCTTTTAAATTACCACCTGCACCTGAAGTCGTGATTTTTTCAGCTATTGTTAAATTGCTATTATCGACAGTAGTACCAAAAGCATCCATAGGCCAGCCACCTGGTTGATATACTCTAGTGGTTACATAGGGTGTAGATGTTTCTGTTGTTCCCCAGAAAGTATTTTTAAAATATTCATTTAAAAATGGTATAGCGTTATAATTAAAAGGATTTATATTATCATCAAAACTTTGTGTTACATTTATTGATGGAGCTGGAGCAATAGGATTGTCTTTTATAACCCATCCATCATGAATATTAGTGCTTAAAAATTTTCTATCTTGATAAAATAAAAGTTTATTAGAATTTGATGTATTAAAATTAGCATCAGAAATTTTTAACATTCCATTAATATAATTATATACAGGTCTTGCTTTAGTTTCTTCCCATCTAATTAAATCTAAATTCCACGTTTCAGATGAATTTGAATACGCATTAATACAAGAATATCTACTATCATTATTTGATAATAATGTTATAACATCTCCTTCTTCTGATGTTAATTTTATATTATCAAAATAAACTTCTTGAGTATCACCTGCTTCCAAAGTATTTGAATCTGTTCTGTATCCATAGTGACCTGCATGAAGTATTAACTTCCAGGTATTAACTTCACTAAAAGATTCTGAGAGTTTAATAGGTATATAATATTTATTAAAATTTGATATACTATCTGAAAATGGACTAACAGTTAATGATTGATATGCCATAGTGACTAAATCATTATGAG